GTCTTTTGGCGCGTTGACGGTAATTCCCATGACGTCGTGAATCGCTGTATAGACTCGCATTGCGTCTCCCTTTACTGGTTGTTGTAGGCCACTGCGGCCATTTGCTTCATGGTGCGGAAATAACGTGAGCCGATGAGGTCGGCCAGTGCGCCCGGCTTGTCGCGGTAGGCAATGGCCATCTCTTGCAGCAGCCATGCGATTTCGTCGGCATGCGGGCCAAGTTCGATGCCGTCACGGGCGAGGTACATTTCCGGGTCGGCGTAATTGGCAAGGCCGCGAATCCAGGCATCGGCCCAATCGGAATCGAAGGGCATGGCTGCATCAGCAGGCTCCGGGCGCCAGTAGTCCGGGTGTTCCCGCTCGGGGTGCGTGTTCAGAGCGTGGGAGAGGGCGAGGCGGGCGTTCATGCTTGGCCCCGTGCTTTGGCGATGGCATCGTGAAGATCGGCGATGCCATCAAAGACCGGGGTCTTGCCACAGGGGCCGGCTGAGGCATCGATTCGCGCGTTCAACCCTGCCAGAACTTTTTCAGCAGCATTGAGCAGATCGGGGGCGGCGGCGATCAGGCGGGCATCTGCCTCGGTTTCCGGGCGCTTCAGGGTGATCGCAGCGATGATCGTGTCGCCACTCCACACGGAGCTCTTCTCGCTATTGAGAATCCACGGTCCCGGCGTGTGCTTGCTCTCCATCCTTCTTCTCCCTCTAGGTGCCTACAGCGGAAAGCTGAGGCGATGGAGATATTAAACAATACGTTTAAGACGAAAGCAAGCAGTTTGTTTAAAAAGAATGGGATTTTTTGCTGGCCCCGGATAGCTTGGGCGAAAAAAAACCCGCCATTGAGGCGGGCTAGCGGCTGGCGGTAGTTCTACCCGCCAGGGCAGAACGCGGCGGGCTTTTCCTGGCAATAGCACTGATCAACAAGGATATGCAACACAACATCCTGGTCGCCTTTAGTGTTTTCCGTCCGTCGCGCAAAGGCGAGATAGTCGTCTATGACATCGTTGAGATTCCGCTTCTCAAACCTACATGCGGAGCGAGCAGGCTTCTGGCCATAGTAGGCGGCGTTGTAGGCGAAATATGCGCCGTGGATGTGCTTCAGGCACGATATAACTTGGAGACGTTCTTTTTCGTTTCGTGCGTCTTTTCCGATAGCTCTATAGGTTCTGCAGTCTTCATACAGATCGACTTGAGCATAGGCTGCTGCAGGAAGTAGTGCTAACGCGATCAAGCAGGATTTCATGAAGCGCATGTTCGCTGCCTTTTATAACCAGTCAATGGGTGCGCTGGCCGAGCAAGAAGTAACTCCCGAAAGGCCATTTCTTCCCATGGACAAGCGAATTCGCTGCTCGTTGATAGGGGCGATCTTCTTGCCTCGCTTCTCGGCTATATCCCATGCGATGGAAGTCAGAGCAGATTTGCAAGCAGTCGCGACAGCAGCGCTTTCTGGGATGAGCTGATACCTGGAGTAATAGACCGTGAGGGCGAAGCCATCCGGCCGCTCCTCAACGGCGTACTCGGTGTCCTTGTCGTACTGGGCCAGCGGCTTATTCGTATAGCTGACCGGTGTCGCGCAGCTCGCAAGGAGGGCGCATATAAGTACAGCGGTGAGAGCCCTTCCCATGTTCCCCCCTTGTAAATTGTGAAACGGTTGACGCCCGGTCTGACGCCGGAATACACTGTTTGGACATACAGTACTTCTGTTCCCCGAGGAGGAACAGCAGACACTGACTACAAAAGCAGAATAACGGAGAACGGTGCAATGCAAGAGCAGCAACAATTCGATGCCGAGCATGTATTGGTTTCGGCCTTCAAACTCCTCGATCAACACCAGAAGTCGGTCATCCTGCGCTTCATCCTTTCGGAAGCAGGGATTGCGCAAGACGTAGAACTACCGCCTGATCTTGCGGGGCCAACCGGCCGTAATAACTGATGAGGTCCGCAACGTCCTGAAGGTCGCTGCGGGCGCGCGGCGGGCCGCTCAGCATTTCTCCCTCTCCATCGCGAAGCCATGCCAGGTTGATGTCCAGCGCTAAAGCTGCGTCTATCTGTCCGTCCTTCGCGATGCCGCGCGCTTCCCATCCGTTCACCACCTGATCTGAAACGTGCAGCAGGCGCGCCAGCTCGGCTTTGCGCCCGCGTCCATCTATCCCGCGCAGGTCCTTCAATGCCTCGTATAGCCGAAGCATTTGGGGGTGTATGTCTTTTTCGGCTTTTCGCATGCCGCCAATGATCCCCCTGCGCGTTTGCTCGGTGTTAAACAAATCGTTTGCTTTTAAATGAAGCATAGTGTTTAATATGGGCATGACCGACAAAGACCTCATCCGCAAGTTGGGCGGCCCCACCAAGGTGGCTGAAATGCTGAGCCTGGATAAGTCCAGGGGCGGCGTTCAGCGTGTGTCCAACTGGATGAGTCGAGGCATTCCGGCAGCTATCAAGCTGGCTCATCCCGATATTTTCTTGGCCGATCTGGTCGGCAGGAGAAAGAGGCGCGGTCGTAAGTAACGAAAGGGCGTACTTCGGTTGCGCCCCTTTTTTTACCCCTACCGATACCTGTAACGGTACGTGTAACACCTAGAACATTTGAGGTAAGCCAGATGGACAAGGAACTTCCGCTCCTGGCCGCGTTGAGCGGCCCGACTGATCTGCCCGAATACCTGATTGCACGCTGCCGGAATAAGACGGATGCCGTCCAGCTTTGCTGGCACATGCGCCGCGTGAAGTACGGAGTGCGGGAGGCGGCCCGCTTGCTCGGCATTCCGACTTCGCACCTCTCCAACATCATCGCTGGCAAGAAATACCTGCCCCACAACGATGTGGAGTTCATGCGCCTGTGCGGGAACCTGGCCATCAAGCAATGGGAAGACCGAGAGCTTGGCTATTACTCGGTGCTGGACACGCCAGAGCAGCGCGAGATTCGGCGCTTGCGTTCGGAGCTTGATGCGGTGAGGGCGGCGGCGTGATTTTGCGGCCCGGTGGTGGGCGCATAAGCCCTCCATCAAGGCCAGTTTGAACAAGAAGCAGCAAGGGCGTTTTGTGCGCAATCAAGCGCAAGGGGAGCAGGGTATGACGGATCAAGAAGCGGTTGAGCTGAGCAAGGTGATGACGGAGCCGATCCTGCCTGCGCTCAAGCAGCACATCGCCAAGTCCCTGCTTGCGTACTACAAGGACAAGCTGCAATCCCGTGCGCTTCCCATCGTGCCGGCCGTGCGGAGGATGTGGTAATGGCCGGCGACTGGATCAAGATGCGCTGCGACCTCTTCACGCATCCGAAAGTTGTCCGCATTTCGTCCGCATTGAAAGCGGACAAGCTCAGGACGGTTGGCGGACTCATGTCCGTTTGGTGTCTGTTTGATGCGCACTCAATTGACGGAACGCTTGAGGGATACACGTCCGAAACACTGGACGATCATCTCCATTGGCCCGGATTTTCGGCGGCAATGATTGCGGTTGGCTGGCTTGTCGATGCCGGCGAAAGCCTTGAATTGCCTCGCTTTGACTCTCACAACGGCCAGTCTTCCAAGCGTCGCGCCCTTGACTCTGACCGGAAAAAAGAAGTCCGCAAAGCGTCCGCATCGGAAGCGGACAAAAAGCGGACTAGAGAAGAGAAGAGAAGAGAAGAATTAAAAGACATACCCCATACCCCGCAAGCGGGGCAACCGCGTGCCGCAATCGCTTTGCAGACCTACCTGGACGATTGCAAGCAAGCCGGCAAGAAGCCGATTCCTGAAGACGACTCGGTTTTTGAGTACGCCAGCAAGGTCGGCATCCCGAACGACTTCCTGCGCTTGCAGTGGCTGGAGTTCAAGGCCCGCTACACCGAAGCCGGCGCCAAGCGCTACAAGGCCTGGCCCACGGTGTTCGGCAAGTCCGTGCGCGGCAACTGGTTCCACCTCTGGTACGCCAAGGATGGCGGCTATGTCCTGTCCACCACGGGCGAACAAGCCCGCAAAGCCCACGGGGAGGGCGTATGAACTTGCATGACCTGCCGCTCCAGGCGCCCGCCGCATCGGTCGAGGCGGAGCAATCCGTCCTAGGGGCGCTGATCCTGTCCAATGACGCCATCGACAAGATCACCGACCTGCGAACTGAACACTTCTACCGATCGGAACACCGGGCGATCTATGCCGAGATCCAGCGGCAGATCACTGCCGGCAAGACCTGTGACGTCATCAGCCTGTTTGACGCGCTCAAGGATGCGGTGGACGAGTGCCTGCCATACCTGAACAGCCTGGCGATGAACACGCCTTCGGCTGCAAACATCAGGAGGCATGCCGAGACTGTCATTGACCGCGCCCTAAAGCGCTCGCTGGTTTCCATTGGCGGAGAAATGGCGGATGTGGCGGCATCGTCCAAGGAAGACGCTTACACGCTGGCGAATCGCTTTGCCGCCCACCTGGATGGCATTGTCGAGAAGAAGGTCAGCAGTGCGCCGACAAAATTCATGGACGGCTTGACGGCTCACATGGACCTGCTGGACGCGCGTATGACCGGCCGTATCAAGCCGATTTCCACCGGCTTTGCCGATCTGGATAGCCGCCTGGATGGTGGCGTTGAGCGCGGGACTTTGACGGTGGTAGCCGGACGCCCTGCGATGGGCAAGACCGCCTTCGGCCTGGCTGTGGCGCGCAACGCAGCCATTGCCGGCGGCGCCGGGTTCCTGTCGATGGAAATGCCCAAGGCGCAGATCAATGACCGCCTGCTGGCTTCCATTGGGAAGCTGCCGCTCAAGTGGCTCAAGTGCCCAGTTGAGGCCGATCAGGACAACTGGAGCCGCCTGACCCATGCGGTGAGCGCGGCCCAGGAACTGAACCTGTACCTGGACGATGAAACGGCACTCAACATGCTTGAGATCCGCACCAAAGCCAGGCAGATCAAGCGCCACACCAAGACGCTGGACGTCCTGGTAATCGACCAGCTTTCGTTCATCACCGGGTCCGACGCCGAAAACAAGGCGTATGAGCTGGGCGAATACACGCGAGGCTGCAAGGCCATCGCCAAGGAACTGGACTGCGCCGTGGTCTTGCTCGCGCAGTTGAACCGAGAGTGCGAGAAGCGCCAGAACAAGCGCCCGATGGCATCCGATCTGTCGTCCTCTGGCTCGATTGAGCAAGACGCCGACAACATCATTTTTCTCTACCGGGATGAGGTTTATTACCCGGAAACCACGGACAAGGGCGTGTGCGAGGTCATCACAGCCAAGCAGCGCCAGGGCGAACCGGGCGTGGTTCCGCTGGTGTACATCGGCAACCAGACGCGGTTTGAGGATTTTGGGCGGCCCTGGGTGCCAGCCAATGTGCGTGAAACCAGAAAAGTTGTAAGGGGCTTCGAATGAGAACCGAAACCGGCGCCTCCCTGAAAAAGCACGGCCAGCAAATGGCCCTGTTCAACGCCGGCCCTGGCTGGACGACCGAAGCGCTGCAGTACATGCGCGGCTTTTGCGCGATGCGCCGCGAGTTCAAGCAGACCGAATTCCGTTTCGAGGAATTCACCGCCTGGGCGCGGCAGATGGGCCTGTCGGAGCCGACCAGCCATCACGCCTGGGGCGCACTGCCGCGAATCATGGTGCGGGAAAAGCTGGCGGTGTGGACGGGCGCATTCGAGCCGGCCAAGTCACCCAAGACCCATGCTCACCCGGTCAAGGTCTGGAGACTCGCATGACCGACAAACGCCTAGTCATCCTAGCTGGCCCGATGCAGCGCCAGCGAGCCAAGGCCTACATCGACCAAGCACCGGATGGGTATGCCATGAAGCTGGGGCCATCCACCCGAACGCTTGAGCAGAACGCGAAATTGCACGCTCTGTTCTCCGACGTCGCCAAGCAGGCCAAGTACCACGGGCGAACCTTAACCGATGTGCAGTGGAAGACGCTTTTCATCTCGGCGCATGCCGTGGCCACTGGCTTGGGCGCGGACATGATTCCCGGCCTTGAAGGGGAATTCGTGAACATCCGCGAAAGCAGCGCGCAGATGACAGTCGGCCGCATGTCCTCGCTGATCGAGTACGTCACGGCATGGGCAGCAGAAAACAACATTCGGCTTGGTGACATGCAGCCGGTGCAACCGTTGCGGAGGGTGGCGTGAAAGTCCTCATTGCCTGCGAATACTCGGGAGCCGTGCGCGATGCCTTCATCCGTGCCGGCCATGACGCCATGAGCTGCGATCTGCTCCCGACCGATGTGCCTGGACCGCACTACACAGGCAGCCTGTTCGACGTGATCGACTATCCGTGGGACGTGGCGATCTTCCACCCGCCATGCACGCACCTGGCCGTGTCCGGCTCGCGCCACTTTGAGGCCAAGCGCATGGACGGCCGGCAGCGGGCGGCGGTGGCGTTCTTCATGCAGATCGTGCGCCGCTCGGAACACATCCCGAGGACTGCGATTGAAAACCCGGTTTGCATCATGTCCAGCCTGTACCGCAAGCCCGATCAGGTGATACAGCCCTGGATGTTCGGACACGGCGAAACCAAGGCTACCTGTTTCTGGCTCAAGGGCTTGCAGCCGCTGGTGCCGACCGATGTGGTGGAAGGGCGCGAGCCGCGGATTCACCGCATGGCGCCCAGCCCAGACCGCTGGAAGGAGCGCTCCAAGACCTATGCCGGCGTGGCCGAAGCCATGGCGCAGCAGTGGGGCAATCCAGGGCGCGACTTCCGCCAGCTTGAACTGATGGGTGCGGCCTGATGCTCCGCCAGAAATCCCCCCTACAGCGCAAATCTCCCCTTCGCTGCCGTCCCATAGAGACGCGAGTGGAGGTCAAGCCCCGCAAACCGATGAAGCGCAGCCGCAAGTCGGTGCCGGCGCATGAGAAGGCGCATTACAAGCGAGTGGCGGCGCTGCCCTGTGCGGAGTGCGGGATCCACGGATATTCGCAGTGCGCCCACTCCAACCGGGCTGAGGACGGCAAGGGATTGGGCATCAAGGCGCATTACCTCGCCACGTTCCCGCTGTGCTGCGCGCGGCCCGGTGAGATCGGATGCCATGTGCGGCACGACCAATGCATCGGCATGACCCGCGAGGAAGCCGACGCCCGCACGGCTCTCTACATCGCAGACACGCATCGCAAGCTGGGGATAAGCGCATGAGGCACGCCAAGCGAGTGGACGGCAACCATAAGGAAATCCGCGATGGCCTGCGGGCGGCTGGCTTTCCAGTGCTGGACTTGTCGGGCTGCGGTCAAGGCGTGCCCGATCTGGCGGTGAAAGTAGGGGATGGGCGCAGCGTCCTGCTGGAAGTGAAGGATGGGGCAAAAGCGCCGAGCGCCCAAAAGCTGACCGATGCCGAGCGCATCTGGTTTGAGTTCAACGGGTCGATTTCGCGGGTGGTCAATTCGCTGGAATCCGCGCTGGAAGCAGTCAGAGAGTTTGTTCAACCGTAGTGCCAACCAAAAAAAGGAACGCCATGAACGACCAAGCAATCGAGCAGGAAATCCAAGCCAAGGGCCTGACCGCGCCCCGCGTCACGCCCGCCGACATCGAAGAGAACATCGCCAGCGAGCATTACTTCACCGCTTCGGACGGCATCGCGGGGGCCACTCCTGGCGGTCGCCCGTGGTCGGTGAAGACCGGGCCGCTTTCGTTGCTCACATTTTGCGTGCTGCTGCTAAAGAACGGCTTCACTGTGACCGGCGAGAGCGCATGCGCCAGCCCGGAGAACTTCGACCCGGAACTGGGCAAGAAGATCGCCCGCCAGAACGCGGTCAACAAGGTCCGGCCTCTCATGGGATATGCGCTGAAAGATCGGCTCGCTGCCTGATGTGTACCGCCTGCCATCTCGCGTCCACCACCGAACACAGCGGAGCCTATGCATGAAGCTGCTACTTGACCCGCGCATTTTCTCGTTCGTGATTATGGCCCTGTACCTGATGAACATGGTTCGCTGGGCCTTCGAGAAGAAGTGGGCAGATGTTGTGTACTGGTTCGCGGCCTTCCTGATTACCGCAACGGTGACCTTTGGCTACAAGCACTAGGAGGAAGGAATGGTTACAGAGCTGGAAGCCAACAAGCGCATTCGGGCACTGATCGCAGCAAGTGGCCGGACACTGGAACAGGCGTCAGAGAAGCTTGGCTATACACCGAAACACCTGTGCATGGTCAGGTCTGGGAAAAAGCCGATCCCGGCGCCATTGCTGCTTGCGGTTGGACTCAAGCGCGTGGCTGTGTATGAGGATTTGGAAGCGCGCAAGGGATGACGTTCAGTCGCCCTCTGCCTCGCGCGCGCACGCGTGTTTAAAAGAAAAACCAGGGAGGATTGACCATGCCATTTCCCCATCCGGCGACCCGCATCAACTGGTTTCGCGTGTTGGACGACATCATCCGGCAGGAAGCGGGATCGATGAAGCAAGCGGGGCGCGAATTGCAGGTTCCCCGGGCCACGCTGATGGCCTGGCGGGATGGCGTCGAGCCACGCCACGCCGATGGAGAGCGGCTGATTGCGTATTGGGTGAAAGTGACCCAGCGAGAGCGGTGCGAATTGCCGATTGAACCGCGCTATCCCAACGCGCATTCCAGGCGCAGGGCATAAAACTGTCGAGAAACGGGCAGGGATGGGGCCGGATACTCGCCGGCAAACCAACCCTCTGGAGGCGTCATGCCGCGTCCTTCCCGCGCAACGAACATTCAAGTGCCTGGCGAGACTGCCGATGCTGCCCAAGCCAAGGCCCCCGCATCTACCGAATCCCAACCGCAGGCCCTCAAAGCCGAACCGGAAGCCAAGCTGCTGCGCCCGAGCCGCGCTCAATACGCGCAGATGAGTGCCGCTGACGTGGACGTGTCCACGCTGAAGACTGCGGTCCTGACCAAAGACGGCTGGCTGTGCCCGCCGACTCTCACCAACAAGGTGTAGCCATGTGTGGCGGCATCTTCGGCGGCGGACCTGATCTGCCACCGGCCCCGGATCCCAAGGTCGAGCGCGAGAACGCCCAGGCCGACGCGACCACCAAGGCCAACCAGTCCACTGCCGCAGCCAAGAGGCTGCGGCAACAGCAGTCCTTGCTTGCCAGCGGTAGCTCGATGACTGGCAATGACCAGCTGCAGACCAGCTCGGTGCTGGCCCAGGGTAAAGCCAAACTCGGAAACTGACCCATGTCGGACATCGGCGCCCAGATCATCAAACGCAAGGAATCTCTGCGCAGTCTTCGCACCGTGCATGAGGACGTGTGGCGGGATTGCTTTGATTATTCCTTCCCAATCCGCGGGAATGGATTATGGGGCGAACAGAACGACACCAGCACGGCCAAGGCCAAGCGCGCCAAGCTGATGGATTCCACATCTACCGAAGGCTGCCGCACCCTGGCCGCCTCGGTGATGTCGGGCATGACCCCAGCCAACTCGCGCTGGTTCGGCCTGGCTGTTGGTCATGAGTCCGATGATGAGAAGCGCTGGCTGGACGAGTCGAGCGAACTGCTGTGGGAGAACATCCACGCGGCAAATTTCGATGCTGCGGCATTCGAATGCTGCCTGGACATGATGGCTGCTGGATGGTTCGTGCTGTTCATTGATGAAGACCGGGAACGTGGCGGCCTGAACTTCGAGCAGTGGTCCATCGATACGGTCTATTGCGCATCATCCAGGCGCGGCGGGGTGATCGATTCCGTCTACCGAGACTTCGAACTGACGGTGGCGCAATGCGTCTCGGAATATGGGGAGGGCGGCGTATCGGACAAGGTGCGCCAGCTCTACCAGGCCGGCAAGCCTGACGAGAAAATCAAGCTGGTGCAGGCCATCTATCCGCGCTCCGCCTATGCCGTGGGCGCCGTGCGCGCCAAGAACCTGCCGTTCGCCTCTTGCCATGTCGAGGTCGAGAGCAAGAAGCTGGTGCGCGAGTCTGGCTTCCATGAGTTGCCCGTGGTGGTGCCGCGCTGGGTGCTGATCCCCAACAGCGTCTATGCAGTCGGCCCCATGTTCGACGTGCTGCCGGACGTGAAGGAATTGAACCGCCTGCTGCTGCTGGAAGACGCCGCGGCAGAGCTGGCTGTGGCCGGAATGTGGATTGCCGAAGACGATGGCGTACTCAATCCCCGCACTGTCCGGGTGGGTGCGCGCAAGATCATCGTCGCCAATTCGGTAGACAGTATGAAGCCGCTGCTGACCGGCTCTGACTTCAAGGTTTCCTTCACCAAGAAGGAAATGCTGCAGTCGCAAATTCGCAAGATGCTGATGGCTGACCAGCTGCAGCCTCAGAACGGACCGGCCATGACGGCAACCGAAGTCCATGTGCGGGTGCAACTGATTCGCCAATTGCTCGGCCCGGTCTATGGCCGCCTGCAGGCCGAATACCTCAAGCCCCTGATTGAGCGCTGCTTTGGCCTGGCCTACCGTGCCGGCGTCTTCAGCCCGCCGCCTGAAAGCCTGGCCGGGCGTGACTTCCATATCGTCTATGTTTCACCGCTGGCCAAGGCGCAGAAGTTGGAAGAAGTCTCGGCCATTCAGAACACCCTGATGCTGGCTGGCGAAATGGCGAAGGTCATGCCCGATGTGCTGGACAACATCGACGGCGACGAAGCCCTGCGCCAGATCGCAGACGGCAATGGCGCCCCGCAGACCATCCTGCGCAAGGAGAAGGACCGCGATGCGCTGCGCCAGCAACGCCAGCAGGCCCAGCAAGCGCAAATCCAGCAAGCCCATCAACAGGCGGTGACTGAGAAGGTCGCCCCGCAACTGGTCAAGAACGCCGCGTGAGTGAAGTCAATTCCAAGCTCTACAAGGAGCTATTCGAAGACGACCGGCGCGGCGCGGCCATCCTGGAAGACCTAACCCGACGCTTTGCCCGCCCAGCGGTGACGACTGGCGGGATCGATGCCGTACTGCAGACCTATCACCGGGACGGCATGCGGCGAGTGGTGGAATTCATCGTCACGCAGATCAACCGCGCCAATGGCGTGGAAACACCAGAACAGGAGAGTGAACAGTGAACATTTTCAGATTTCGGAGGCGTCATGTTTTCATGGACGCAGCGGGCGAGGGTGCGGCGGGAGCGGGCGGAGCAGCAGATGCTGGCGCCGCTGGTGGAGCGGATGGCGCAGGTAATCCGGGAGGCGCAGCCGGGGCAGGTGGTGCCGCTGCCGCAGGGTCTGTCCTCGCGGCAGGTGCGCAAGCTGCTGCAGGCGCTGCAAGCACCGAGTTCATCCCCGAGAAATACCGCGTAGCCAAGGAAGACGGCACGCTGGACCTGGAAGCTTCCAGCCGCAAGCTGGCCGAAGCCTACGGTCATGCTGAAAAGCGCATTGGTTCCGGCGATGTGCCGCCCAAGAGCGCCGACGAATACCAGGTCACGGTGCCGGACGCCTTCAAGGAAAGCTGGAATCCCGAGCAGGATGACTCGTTCAAGGAATTCCGTGGCAAGGCGCTGGAAGCTGGCATGACGCAGAAGCAGCTCGATCTGGTGATGGGCCAATACTTCACCATGCTGCCGCACCTGGCCGGCGCCAAGTCGGAAATGACTGCGGAATCGGTCACAGCTGAGCTGAAACAGACCTGGGCAACCGAAGCCGATTTCAAGCGCAATGTGGCCAACGCCTATACCGGCGCCAATGCCATCGCGCAGAAAGCCGGCGTGAGCATCGATGCAATCATGGCGCCCGATGCCCTGGGCAATAACGCGCTGTTCCTGAAACTGATGGCGGCAATCGGCCCCGAGTTCCGTGAAGACACCGCGCCCGGTGGCGACAGCCAACTGAGCCAGGACAACATCGATGCGCTGATGCGCTCGCCTGCGTATTTCGACTCCAAGCATGCAGACCACGCCAAGGTCAGCGAGCAGGTCCGCAAGTATTTCGAACGCAAGCACGGCACCGAAGCCGCAGCCTAAAACTGTCGAGAAACCGACAGGCACCTAGCGTGACCATTGCGGGCATTCACTGGCCCGCGGTGGCGCGCGGACACCCAGCCAAGCCCTCTCCTGACGCGCGGTAGCCGGCGCGAAGGGGCGACCGCAGGACAGGCCCGGTGATCCGGACACCCTGAAAGGCGAAACCGAACTCACCTTTTTGGAGGACATATGTCCAACACGATCACCCAAGCCTTCGTCCAACAGTGGGACACCAGTATCCGCTTGCTGGCGCAGCAAAAAGAATCCCGCCTGGAGTCCACCATCATGGACAAGGGCGACATCACGGGCGAATCCTTCACCGCCAACCGCTTGGCGCCCATCGATGACACCCCGGAAAACACCACGCGTCACGGTGACACCCAATGGAGCGAAGCCGAACACAGCACCCGCGTGGCGCTGATGCGCGACTTCTACCAGGCTCTGCCAGTGGACCGTGCCGATGAACCCAAGGTGCTGGCGAATCCGAACGGCGCCTACATGGAATCGCTGCTGGCGGCCTGGAATCGCCGCAAGGACGGCCTGATCTATGCCGCGCTGAAGGGCAACTCGCAAGCTAAGGACGGCTCGCAAGTGGCGCTCGGCTCCGGACAGACCATCGTCCACGGCAGCGCCGGCCTGACCAAGGCCAAGATCATCACCGCGCGCAAGTTGTTCCGCGCCAACGAGTCGGACGAACACAACGGCGACGAGCTGTTCATGCTGTTCAACGACGCGATGCTGGAAGACATCCTGTCCGACACCACCCTGACCAGTGCCGACTTCATGGCGGTCAAGATGCTGCAGGAAGGCGACGTGTCCGGCAAATGGTGCGGCTTCAAGTGGGTGCCGTATCAAGGCCTGTCGCTGTCGGGTGGCGTCTACACCACCCTGGCTTACGCCAAGTCGGCGGCATGGCGCGGCACGGGCTTCTTCGAAGGCAAGTCGCAGCGCCGCGGTGACAAGAAAGACACCATGCAGGTATCGGCCGCAGGCTCCTACGGCGTGGTGCGGGTCGAAGAAGCAAAGGTTGTCGCCATCGAGTTCCAATAATCCCTCAGGCAGCCCCCGGCTAAGGCCGGGGCAACCCCTGAAACCATCGAAAGGAAATGAATCATGGCTGAACAAGTCTCCCGCCAGGCTGCCAAGGTAGCCGCCCGCACCAAGATGTCTCCCAATGAAGCCTATGGCAAGAAGCGCGTGGTGGTCATCACCTCGCCCGCTGCCGTGACCTGGGCGCAGGGTGACACTATCGCCAGTCCCCAATTGCTGCCGGTCGGCACCCGCTTTACCTGCGGCAGCCAGGCCTCGTTCCAGGACATGGGCACCTCCATCACCCTGGACGTGGGTATCCGCGACAAGGACGGCAACGCCATCGACGCTGACGGCATCGCTGCTTCCATCGACGTTGCCACCGCTGCGGGCCGCGCTGACCTGAACAACGGCGCGCTGATCAAGGACGGCGCCGAGTACGTCACCACGGTGCCCTGCTACGTGTACGCCACGCTCAACGGCGGCACGCCGTCTGCCAATGCGCAGATTCGCATCGAAGTCGAGGTTGTGACTCCGGACTGATTGCTTGCTGGTCTCCTCGCCATCCTCCCCTGGATGGGCTTAGCCGGGGGCTTCGTGCCCCCGGTTCTTTTTAAGGCTTCCTCACCATGGCGATCAGTTCCGTATCCATCTGCTCCAATGCGCTGCTCTTGCTGGGCGCGGCTCCGCTTAGCAGCCTGGACGAAGACACGGACCACGCTCGCCTGTGCTTGAACCTGTATCCCACGGTGCGCGACGACATCCTGCGTCTGCACCCGTGGAACTGCGCCACCAAGCGCGCCATCCTCGCGCCGCTGGCGTCTCCCCCTGCATTCGATTTCTCCTACCAGTTCCAGCTGCCCGGCGACTGGCTGCGCACCATCCAGGTGGGCAACAAGGGAGATCCGCTGGAATACCGCATGGAAGGCCGCAAGATTCTGGCCAACACCAACGCGCTGCCCTTCGTCTATGTGTTCCAGAACGCCGAAGAAGCGACCTGGAGCAGCAACCTGGTGCATGTGGTGGAGCTCGGCATGGCGGCCAAAATGGCCTATGCCGTGACCAGCTCGGCATCCATGCGCGACTCCATGCGCGATGAATTTGCCCGCGAGCTGAAAGCCGCCAAGGGCATCGATGGCCAGGACGACCCGCCCGAAGAATTCGGCGCCGGCACGCTGGTCGAGTCGCGTTACTGAGGACGACGATGCCGCGCGTAACCATCGTTCAAAGCAACTTCACGGCGGGCGAAGTCTCGCCCAAGTGCTATGGCCGCACTGACGTGGCCCGGTATCAGAACGGCGCCAAGACCTTGCGCAACTGCCTGGTGCAGATTCACGGCGGGGCCATGCGCCGCTGGGGCACCTTGTTTGTCGCATCGACCAAGGATTCCAATAAGCGCTCGCGCCTGATCCCGTTCGTCTTCAGTGTGACGCAAGCCTTCATGCTGGAGTTTGGCGACGGCTATGTGCGGTTCTACGAGGCTGGCGGCGGGCAGATTCTTGCCGGTGGCGTACCTTATGAAATCGCGTCGCCCTATACCGAGGACATGCTGGCCGACCTGGACTTTACCCAGGGCGCGGACACCATGTTCATCTTCCACCAGAACGTGATGCCCAACACCCTGAAGCGCATTTCCGCTTCGGTGTGGTCGATGCAAAACGCCCCCTTTACGACGCTTCCGGTCGATGAAATCGGGTTCCGGCCGTCATCCACCGCAACCCTGTCCGGGCCGACTGTGGGCACCGGGCGCACGATCGCAACGACGCCAGCAGCTTGGCTGGCGGGTGATGTTGGGCGCCGCGTGGTGCATGAGGGTGGCACGGCAGTGATTACCGGATTCACCAACACGGGCCTGGTGACCGCGGACGTGACAAGCGCCTTCTGGGCAACAGTGATGTTGCCGGGCAGTTGGCAACTGCTGGATTCGCCGCAGACCACGCTCACGCCCTCGGCAAAAGATCCGGTGGGTGGCGGCATCACCCTCACGGCCAGCGCCGATTCGTTCCGTGGCAATGAAGTGGGCTGGTTCATCAAGATCAATGGCGGCCTGGTCAAGATCACGGGCGTCACCAATGCCACGACAGTGACCGGCATCATCCGCGCCGAGTTGACCTCTACCGTGGCCTCGCCGCCAAACGCTTGGTCACTGGAAGCCCCGGTCTGGAATTCCGCTGATGGCTATCCCAGCACGGGCGGGCTGTATGAGCAGCGCCTGATGCTGGCCGGCTCGCCCGGGTTTCCGCAATCGGTATGGGGCAGCAAGTCGGGCCTGTATTTCGACTTCACCATGGGCGACGTGGACGATGACGCCCTGGCGTACAAGATTCCCTCCACCGGCCAGATCAACAAGGTGGTGCGCATGGCCAGCACGGACACCTTGATTCCGCTGACCTATGGCGCGGAATTCACCATCGAGGGCGGCATCGAAAAGCCGCTGACGCCATCCAATGTGCGCGCCAAGCTGCGCTCTACCCGCGGCTGCAGCACGGTCAAGCCCATCCAGATCGGCGCCGAAACCGTGTTCGTGCAACGCGCTGGGCGCAAGGTACGCTCAATTGCCTACAACAGCGAAAGCGGGCAGTACGGTGTTCCTGATTTGACGGTGCTTGCCGAACACATCACCGAATCGGGCGTGGTGGACATGGCGTATCAGCAGGAGCCGGGTTCTCTGCTTTGGTGCGTGCTGGCCAACGGAAAGATCGCCGTGTGCACCAAGGATACCGACGAAAGCGTGATTGCCTGGGCCTCGCAGGACACGGACGGCTTTTATGAGTCGGTGGCATGCATCCCGCAGCCAACCGGGGATGAGTTGTGGGCCATCGTTCGCCGCACCATCAACGGCGTGACAAAGCGGTATGTGGAACGGTTCGATGAATCCGTGCTGACCGATTGCGCCATTGTCGGCACTAGCGACCCGGAAGCGGACACCTGGGCCGGGCTGGATCACCTGGAAGGCAAGACGGTGGTGGCGAAGGAAGGCAATACCGTGATCGGGCGCTATGTCGTCACCGATGGCGAAATCACCATGGCGCGCGCCGCGGCGTCGGTGGAAATTGGGCTGGACTATACCTCTGAAGTGACGCCCTTGCGCCCCGAGATTCAGGCAGGGGATGGCAGCTCCACCGGCAACAACATGCGCACCCATGAGGTCGCGCTGCTGTTCAAAGACACCATTGGCTGCAAGGTGAATGGGTCGATTGTTCCGTTCCGTCGCTTTGATAAAAACACCTTGGACGCCTCATCCAACGAGTTTGACGGCTTTGGGCGCATTGGCTTGACCGACTGGAAGCGTGGCGAATCGCCGCTCACCATCACCCAGGAGGAACCCTTGCCGTTTCACCTGCTGGCCATCGCACGCAAATTTACGTCCAACTCATGATTCGCACAGCCACAGAACAAGACGTGGAACGCATCGTGGAACTCGGTGAAATGCTGCACCGAGAAAGTCCGCGCTGGTCGCGCCTGTCCTATTCGAAGGAGCGAGCAGGGAACATGATCCGGCACCTCACCACGCATGAGCAAGGGGCCGTATTCGTCGCTGAACGGGCAGGAGTAGTCGTCGGTGGCATTGCCGGCTGGGTGGACCGGCATTGGTCCAGCGATGACAAGGTAGCGCAGGAAGTGAGTTTCTTCATGGCGCCGGAAGCACGGGGGAGCATATCCGCCACCCGTTTGATTTGCGCCCTGCGCGCGTGGGCCGAGGCGAAAGGTGCAGTCTTCCTGCAGGCCGGAACTTCAACTGGATTGGACCCGGAACGCACCGCGCGGCTGTATGAGCGCTTGGGCTTCACCCGCTGCGCAATTGGATTGGAGGTGAATTATGGGAGTTGAAGCGCTAACGCTTGCTGTCGTCGCTGGCAGCGCAATTTCCGCAGGCTCGGCGCTCATGCAGGGCCAGCAAGCCAAGCAGACGGCGGACGTGAATGCCGAACTGGCCCGGCGCCAGGGTGAGGCGGACAAGGACGCCGCAGTTGCCCAGGCAGAGCAGATCAGAAAGGCCGCGCGTTACCAGATCGGCGCCGCCAATGTGGCCGCGGCAGGTTCCGGCATCCAGATCGGGGAGGGCAGCGCCGGCATCGTCAATGAAGGCATTGCCCAGCGTTCTGAGAACGACGCTTACATGACGATCCTTTCCGGCACGCGCCGGCAGAGTTCGGCCAACAACCAGGCATCGCTGTACGAGACGCAGGGCAGCAACGCCGTGACTTCTTCCTTGCTGGCCGCGGGCGGCGCGGTGGCCAACGGGTGGAAGACCAATCAACTCGCCAAAGCGGGGCTGAAGACAGTATGAAAATCCCACAAGGAAATTTCGGCAATGTGGTGGCGGACCCGCAGCGCCAAGTCATGGCGCCGCAGGATAACCAGATCGCCGCTGCGGTGGGCCAGGTCGGCCATGCGGTCATGCAAGGCGCGGGCGCCATGCAGGCCATAGAAATCAGCAAGCAGAAGACGCAATCTGCCGTGACGCTCGCAAAGACCGAGAACGACGCGCACGATCTGCATGCGGACATTTCCACCCGTGTGTTCAACGGCCAGTTGAAGCCGGAAGACGCAATGGAGGAATTCCGCACCCGCTTTGCCGAGGTTAGAAACACGCGCATGGAAGGCATGACGCCGGATCAAGTGCAGGCAGTGGATTCGCATCTGGTTCGGGTAACTGGTGCGTTGGAGCGCAGCCTCACCGGCGTGATTACCAAGCGCCAGCAGACAGACGTGGGCGCCAACCTGATGACGATGGGCGAGCAGTTCCAGCGCGCGGCGATGCGCGACTTGCCAGGTTCCATTTTGCAGTTCGACCAGGCCGTGGACGTGATGGGGCCGCAAGCCGGCTGGGATGCGGGCAAGCTGGCCCAGGTCAAGCAGGCATTCAAGGAAGGCGCGCACTTCAACTTCGCCAATGCGACTCTTGAAGGGGCAGCACAGACCGGCAATCTTGACCTGATCCGCGCCGCCCGCCAGAAGATCGAAGGCCCGGACGGTGAAGCCATCGACCCGACCAAGCGCACCACGCTGATTACCCGCGCCTATGCCTACGAGAACGGCATTCTGGCATCCAACCAGCGCGAAGCCGAGAAGACGGCGCGCGAGGCACAAGCCCGTGAAAACGATGGCGTATCGGCCTTCAACGAAGCCTTCGACCTGATGAGCAAGGGCCGGTATTTTTCGCAGGACTACATCAACGAGCTGACCGCGCGCACGGCCGGCACCAAGGTGGCGCCGCAAGTTCTGGAACTGGTGAAGGCGCAAAAGGATGTCGCCGGCTTTGCGACGCTTCCTCTGTCGAAACAGGAAGCGGAGATTGAGCGCATGCGCGCCGCAGGGTCTGACCCGAAATCAGGCACCAATCCGGTGGCGCAGAAGGTGCAGGAACAGCTGCAGCGCATCTATGACGCCAGCGCCCAGGCCTACAAGGAGAACCCGTGGAAGGCGGCGCAGGAACGCGGAGTGATCCAGGACGCGCCAACCATTACCCTCAACACCGTGCAGGATGCCCAGGCGGTGCTGGCTGAGCGCATGAAGACCATTGGGCAGGTGGAAGTGGCGGCTGGCCGCAAAATCTCACCCCTGCAACCGGATGAGGCGCGCGGCATTGGAAGGCTGGTGCGTTCCCTTCCGCCCGACCAGCAATCAAGCGCGCTGGCTTCCTTCGGCGCCATGATCCGCGACCCGGACCGCCTGACCGACTTTGCCCGCCAGATCGATGCCAACGACAAGGTATTGGGTACGGCCATGATGTTCGCCAACCAGCAGACCACGCAAGGTCGGTATGTCAGCGAACTGATCCTGAAAGGGGATCGGGCGATCAAGGACAAGGCCATCGTGGTGGACAACCTGAAGGAAACCGGGTGGCGCGGGGCGATTGCCAAGGAGATTGGCGATGCCTATCCGAACCAGGAACTGCGCCAGCGCATCATCGATGCCGCTTTCCTGGTGCAAGCCGGGTTTGCTGCGGAAGGGCAGGGAACCGACACCAGCCGCGCGCTGCGGCTGACGGCTGGCCGGATTGTCGAGCGCAACGGCGGCAAGATTCCGCTGCCGGCCGGGATGGAAGAATCCGAATTTGAGAAGCGCTTGATGGGCGTCAGTCTATCCACGCCGGACGGTAATGTGCGCGTGGGCGCCGCGACTGTGCCGGTGGCCGACTTTGCCAAGCAGTTGCCAGATGCCCGCCTGGAATACGCCGGCCAAGGCAAATATGCAGTCAAGGCTGGCCTGGGCTATGCGCTGCGGTCGGATGGCAAGCCGCTGATTGTCGAGGTGGCCAATGCTCGATGATCTGTACCAGGAAGGCACGGACAAGGTTCTCGCCGACCGGGCGACCCGTCCACTACCGCAGCGCACCGAATCCCCAGGCCTCGGGCTGGGACTGTGGAATACCGTCAAAGCGCCAGTCAAGGGCGTGGTGGCTGGCGCCAATGAATCCGCTGCCTTTGCCTCCGACATCCTGGGCGCATTCGGATCGATCCAGGCCGGCATCGGCTTGCAGGCCGACCCAACGAACCTGTTTGATCCGGAAGGCCAGAAACAGCGCATCCAAGCTGGCGAGCAGGCGCGCGCGCAACTGGATAGCGGAGAAGCCTTCAGCACCGACCTGGGCGACGGATTGCGCGCCCGTTCGCGTTCCCTGATGCCCGATGCGGCAACAGCCAACGCGGCAGAAGAAATCCTGTTTGGCCTGGGGCGCTTCATGTCCAAGGCGGTTGGCTATTCGATGGTGGCCGGGCCGGTTCCCGGCGCGGTGATGACCGGCGCCGATGAAGGCATGACCGAGG